CAGTTCGTTCAGCTTTCAGATCGCTCCCGGCGGCGAAGCGTGGAGCGTCGAGGATGGCCGCAGCATTCGCACGGTCACAAGGATAGAAAGCCTGATCGACGTGGGGCCAGTGACGTTCCCGGCGTACCCCGATGCCGACGTGAGCGTGGCGAAGCGTTCGTTCGATTCGTACCGGCAGGAGCGGATGCGAGTGTTTGCCATCACGGCCGACCTCCGCAGGCAGTTGCCAGACCTTCACCTTTTTCTGAAAAAGCATGGCCGCTAAGACAGGCGATTCGTGTTCACGGTGCCGGGGCGGTCGGCTGCAGATTGCCAGCAGCCAGCGGCAGGGCGACTACCAAATTCGTTACCTGCGCTGCGATGCGTGCGGCTGCACGGGCAAGCACGTTCTCAACGCCGTCGAAGTGCGGCGGCTGCGAGCCTAGTTCTTTACTCTGTTCTGGATGGGTGGGGGCCGTGAGCCATAGCCTCAATGTGTGGGCAGCGTTGGCCGCCCGCATCCCGCACACAGGAGTCCCACATGGACAAGCTCAAGAAGTTGCTCGACGAACTCGCAGCCGTGGTCGCCGAAATGGAAGCGACTTCAGAGATGCCCGCCGAGGGCGACGCTCCCGCGATGAGCGAAGAGCAGGAAGCATCCCTCCGGTCGCTTGAAACCCGCGCCGCCAAGCTGCGCGAACAAGTCGAACTGCTCCAGCGGATCGGAGCCAAGCAAGTCGAACTGCGTGCCGTCATCGAGCGGGCCGCTCCCGCCAAGGCCGTCGAAGCCCCCGAGGTCAAGGAGACCATTGTGGAAAACCGCAACTACGCTATCCCCCGTGCCAACGGCCGACTCAAGGCCTTTACCGGGCCAAACGCCGAAGAGCGGGCATACCGCGCCGGAATGCACCTCAGGGGGTACACGTTTGGCGATGCCGAGGCCCGTAGGTGGTGCGTCGATCACGGCGTCGAGAGCCGTGCTCAGGCTGGTTCGATCAACAGCCTTGGCGGCGTACTCGTCAGCGACGAGCTATCGTCTGAGATCATCCGGCTGGTTGAAGAATTTGGAGTTGTGCCAAGCGAGTTCAAGCGGGTGTCGATGAGCACCGACTCGATACTGGTAGCTCGCAGAACGAGCGGCCTGTCGGCTCGACCGATTGGCGAAAACTCTGCACCGTCAACCAGCGAAGTGACGTTCGACAACATCAATCTGATTGCGAAAATCTGGGGCATCGACAACCGCGTGCCTAACAGCCTGCTGGAAGACTCGGTCATCAACATTGCCGACGCAATGGCAGTCGAGGTGGCTCAGTCGTTTGCAGAAGCGTTCGACAATGCGGGCCTGATTGGCGACGGAAGCTCGTCCTACCACGGTACGGTCGGCGTTGCTTCCGCGATCAACGACGGCACGCACACGGCTGGCGTGGCAACCGCGACCGGGCGAACTACGTTCGATGCTTTGACGCTGACCGACTTCACCTCGCTTGTCGCGAAGGCTCCGCTGTTTGCCCGCCGGAACGCGAAGTTCTTCATCAGCCCTGCTGGCTACGGTTCGTCCATGCTGCGGCTCATGATCTCGACCGCTGGTAACAACGCTGCGGACATTGCTGGTGGTGCGAACCTCCAGTTCCTTGGCTTCCCGGTTGTGCTGTGCCATCCGCTCCAGTCGGCTTTGACCGGCACCACGGGCACCGTGGCTTGCCTGTTCGGCGACTTGAGCCAAGCGGCGACATTCGGCGAACGGCGTGGCGTGACCATCAAGACCGACGCCAGCCGATTTATTGAGTATGACCAGACCCTCACCTTCGCCACCGCTCGCGTTGCGATGGTTGCTCACGACCTCGGCAGCACCAGCAAGGCTGGCCCGGTGGTCGCCCTCAAGTTTGGCTGATTCTAATTACTAGGAGTACCCGATAATGCTTCACCTCGCCCGTTCCAAAACTGACGCCTCCATCGGCGTGGCCGACACGACCACGTCGCAGACGGCACAGCACACCATCGACACGCTGGGCTACGCCTACGTGTCCGTTGATGTTGTGTTTGAAGCCGCCGCTGCTACGACTGACGCGATCTGCCGTGCCCTGACGGTCGAGCAGTCTGATGCTTCTGCCAGCGGCTACGCTGACGTCACTGCCCTTGTGGGCGGTGGAACCGGCGGGTTCTCAATCCCGTCAAGCGGCTCGCGAACTGCGGGTTCCAACGTCGTGCGGTTGAACATTGACGCGCGAGGGCTCAAGCGTTACCTGCGGGTTAATGCTACGCCGGTTTCGGCGAGCGTCGTGGCGAGCGTTGCCCGGCTGGGTCGCGGCGAAGCCGGTGCATCGGACGCAACGAGTTCAGGCGTGCAAGTTGTGGTCAGCGGCTGATCGCTTGACAGGTAGACAATCATGGACGGCTGGCGGGGAGCGATCCCCGCCAGCCGTTTTCTTTTGGAGGGCATAACTTGATTGTAAAAGTCGGCGGGACAGAAGTGGACATCCGCGTCGAGGCCGTGCTCTCGATGCCGCGTCTGTCGTTCACAAGCAATCACTTTGCTTGGGCACAGGCTTTGATGCCGCTTGGCATCAGACCGACAATGGGGACGGGTGCGTTCTGGTCACAGGTGAATACGCGGATTTTTGAGCAATTTTTTTCCAAGTGCGAGTATCTGCTGACCATTGACTACGACACGTTCTTCACGCAGTCAGATGTGGAGCACCTGTTCGCGATGGCGTTGACGTTTCAATGCGACGCGATCACGGGGCTGCAGACGAAGCGTGAAGACGGTCGCCCGATGCTGACGCTCAAGGGCACGCTCGATGATCCGCCAGTCAGCGGCAGTTCGACTGTGCCTGCCGACTGGTTTGCGGAGCCGGTGCAGGAAGTGGACTCGGCCCACTTCGGGCTGACGGTCATCTCGACGGCAGCACTAAAGCGATGCAAAAAGCCTTGGTTCTGGTCAACGCCCGGCCCAGACAATTCGTGGAACGAAGGCAGAGTCGATGACGATATATATTTCTGGCGCAACTGGCGAGAGAGCGGGAACCGCGTGTTTATCTCGCCGCGTGTCTGCCTCGGCCACGGGGAGTATGTCGTGGCATGGCCGGGGAAGAATCTACAAGCACCGGTATTCCAGTGGACTACGGATTTTACGACCAAGCTCACCCGCCCCGACACTGCATGGAGTGTACCGCAATGACGAAAATAAAGTTCATCTCCAACTACTCGACCTACCGCCCCGGCGACGTGACAGAGTGTGACAGTGACGTGGCTCAGCGGCTGATTGCCGAGGGGCGTGCGATCCCAGAGAAACAGATTGAACTGATCGAGACTGCAAGCGTGGAGCTAGGCGGCGAGTCTGCTGACCTCACGCCACGCCGTCGCTCACCGAGAGGAATATGATGGACTACCCTCGCCCGGTGTATGACGGCAAGCCTATGCGGTATCGCAGCCTGCGGACACAGACGCAGCCGGTCGTGGAGCCTGTGTCGCTCGCGGAGGCGAAGGCCCACTGCCGCATCGACTCCGATGCCGATGACTTCTACATTGTCTCGCTGATCACGGCGGCTCGCGAGTGGGTCGAGACCTACATGGACGAGGCTCTGATTCATCAGCAGCTTGTCATGCGGCTCGACGGGTTCCCGGCAGAGATCGAACTGCCGCGGCCCCCGATGGCGACCTCGGGCACGGCTACGGCTGTAAGCGTGACGTTCACGTCCGACGAGTCAGGGGCGACCGCTGCGCTGTCATCGTCTACATATCGCGTTGACCGCGACACAAAGCCCGGCGTGATCCGCAACACCTACGGCGGGGCGTGGCCTGGGCACTTGACTGACTACAACTCAATCACGGTGACCTGGTGGGCAGGCCGTGGCGAGTCGGGATCGAGCGTACCGCAGGGCATCCGCAACGCGATCCTGATGCTGGTCGGGCATTTCTACGAGAAGCGAATTGCGGCGGAAGCGGGCTCGCTTAACGACATTCCCTACGGCGTGAAGGCACTGCTCGACGCACAACGCTGGGGATCGTACCGATGATCGACCCTGGCAAGCTCCGCGAGCGGGTAACGGTGCAGGTCGCCAGCGGCGTGACCAACTCCGTTGGAGAGCTCGTGCTGACGTGGGCTGACG